ATGACCGATCTGGACGGTTACTCATTTGATGATATTCAAAATATGTTGTAAGGGGTTAGTTTATCATGGTGGTGAATTGTGCAGAATTTCACCCAGAAGAATATTTCCAGTCCGTTCCCTTGCTGAAAAACAGACGGGGAAACCCGTCCGGAAAGAAAAGGCACTATATGGGTCTGACAACTGCTTTTGACATTGAGACCACTGTGCTGGATGAATATGAGCAGTCAGTGATGTATATATGGCAATGGCAGTTCGGTGAGGATTATACGGTTATAGGCAGAACATGGGAAGAATTTCAAGACCTTCAATACAGAGTTAAACAGTGTCTTCCTGCTGACAGATGGCTTGTTGTGTACGTGCATGTACTTTCTTATGAGTTCCAGTTTTTGAAAGGAATTTATCCTTTTCAGACATCCGAAGTATTTGCACTGGACAGTAGAAAGATTTTGAAGTGCGATATGCACGGGGTTTTTGAGTTCCGGTGTTCTTACCGTCTCACCAACATGAGGTTGGAAGACTTTACAAAGAAAATGAAGGTGACTCACCAGAAACTTTCCGGAGAAGAATTTGATTATTCCCAGAAAAGATACCCATGGACTGAATTGACAGATAGACAATTAGAATATTGTATAAACGACGTTCTTGGTCTGGTAGAAGCAATCAATGCACTCATGGCAAGAGACGGAGACAATCTGCAGACCATTCCCCTTACATCAACCGGATATGTCAGAAGGAACGCAAAACGAGCAATGAGGTCTGGTAATACTCACCATGCCTTTGTAGGGTCTATCCTTCCGAACTGGGAGCAGTACAAAGCATTGCGTGAAGCCTTTAGGGGTGGCAATACCCATGCCAATAGATACTATTCCGGAGACATTATTGAGAACGTTCACTCTGCTGACGAGTCCAGTGCATATCCCTATGTATTGTGTAATTGTGAGTTCCCCATGACTGCCTTTGTCAATATTGACCCTTCCGATCTGAATATAGGGTATATAACCCGTTGTATGACCGTAAGACATAAGGCACTACTTTTGAGAGTTGCTATCCGCAACTTGAAGTTAAGAGACCCTTTCTGGGGGTGTCCGTATATCTCCAAGGATAAGTGCAGGAATGTCCGGAAGGCATCAGAGACAGAGGATAACGGACGAATTATGTCTGCTGATTATCTGGAACTCACCATTACCGATCTGGACTTACGGATTATTCTGGAAGAATACGAAGGTGAAATGGTTTTTCTGCAAGGGTGGTATTCTTCCTATAAGAAACTTCCGGAAGAACTGGTTCAAGAAGTTATCAAGTATTACAGAGAGAAGACTGAACTCAAAGGGGTTAAGGGGCAGGAAATATACTATGATAAGTCAAAAGCCTTGCTCAATGCCCTGTATGGCATGATGGCACAAGACCCCGTGAAGTATGAGCAGTTATTCAGACAGGAAGGGGACTTTGCCACACCGTTATCCATCATCATGGAAGACCAGACCTTGACTGATGAAGAAAAGAAAGAGAAGGCAGAGGAACTTGGAAAGGAAATACTGGACAAGTCCAACAAGAAAGCCTTCCTTGCGTATCAGTGGGGTGTCTGGACTACAAGTCATAGCAGATATTGTCTTGAAAGGGGGTTAAGGATTATCCATGAAACGGAAGGTGCTGAATTTGTGTACTGTGATACTGATAGTCTCAAGTATACTGGCAATGTTGACTGGTCTCATTATAATGCTGATAGGGTTGCAGAGTGTATGCAGTCCGGTTCTCATGCTACTGACCCGAAGGGGATAGAACATTATATGGGAGTGTTTGAGAGTGAAGACAATAAAGAGACCGGATATGCCTATCGTTATTTTAAGACGATGGGGGCGAAAAAATATGCCTATGTCGAAAAAGAATGTGAAGGTGTACATTGTACAATCGCAGGAGTCAATAAGAAAAAAGGTGGCAAGGAACTCGATGCTCATGGTGGACTCAAAGCATTTGAGGAAGGCTTTGTATTCAAGGATGCAGGTGGAACAATGGCAGTTTATAATGACAATCCGGAAATAAAAGAAGTCATTATTGACGGTCATAGATTGCCAATAACTTCCAATGTAGCAATCCTTCCTTCCGAGTATACTCTGGGTATTACCGGAGAATACGAAAGAATTTTGAAATTTGCGAAAAATTATCTTGCAAATCCCTATGTAGTATGATAATATTATTAAGGGTCAAGCGAGCGTGAACCTCTGAACCCACCATAGGTTTGCTTCTGAAAGTCAGAATGGCTTGTAAATTGTGCCAGAGGGATTATGCCAAGACCTTGACCCATACCCCTTACTACTTCCCAAATATGAAAGGAGAACCAGTATGAAGATTCTGTATCAGTCCGAAGGAATGTCCCTCAAAGATGTCGTTTCCCTCACCAAGAGTAACGATGTGAAGAAGATGTCCGATGCAGTCGGTGAAGTCCTCGACATCGACAAGGTTGTCATTTATGAAGATGTCAACTTCAAGGGTGAGCCGATGCAGGTCATGGCAGTCAAGACTGCCGAAGGCGTGAAATACGCCACGAACAGTGCTACCTTCATCCGGAACTGGAAGGAAATCAATGACCTGTTCGCTGACTCCGATGAAGATGCCCCCACCACCTTTAAGGTTGGTTCTGGGACGAGCAAGAACGGCAGACCCTTTATCTGCTGTGACATTGCGTAAATCATGAAGACATACTCTGATAATGGGTATGTGAATGTTAAGGGGATACTCGATGAAGGGTATCCCTTTAATTTTCTCATAGGTGGACGGGGAACAGGAAAGACTTACTCGACCTTGAAGGAGTCCAAGGAAGACGGTCAGAGATTCATGCTTCTTCGAAGAACCCAGACAGAAGCAGACATTATCAGTAAACCAGAGTTCAGCGTGTTCAAACCTCTGAATGACGATCTTGGATGGAATGTCTGTGTGGAAAGAATTTCCAAGTATAATAGTATGTTCTATGAACCGGACGGGGAAGAACGGAAAATTATCGGATATACAGGGGCGTTGTCAACTATTGCCAATATGAGAGGTTTTGATGCTTCTGATATTAAGAGACTTATCTTTGACGAGTTCATCCCAGAGAAGCACGTAAGGATTCTAAAAAATGAAGCAGAAGCTCTTTTCAATGCCTATGAGACCATGAACCGTAACAGGGAACTCAAAGGAATTGAACCTATCCAGTTGGTATGTCTGGCAAACAGTAATGATATTACAAATCCTGTATTTGAATATCTGAAACTTATCCGTATTGCTGACAAAATGCAGAAGGGGAACTGTGACAGGTGGACAGACGATAGACGGGGAATACAGTTAATCCTTCTCCATAGGTCTCCCATAAGCAGACGGAAAGCGAATACTGCCCTGTATCGTCTGACAGATGATACAAACTTCTCTGCTATGTCCATAGACAATGATTTCCGAGTTGACAGGTCTCATGTAAACCCCAGACCCCTTAAAGAATACACACCTGTTTGTTCAGTCGGTGAGTTATGTATTTATCGGCATAAATCAGAACCCAGACTGTATGCCACAACACATATGTCCGGAGTATTCAACAAGCAGTACACACTTTCCGATACAGACAGGATTCACTACCAGAGACTATACCGGAGTCAGTGGGATATGTATATCTCTGGCAAGATTGATTTTGAGGATGTACTTGCAGAAAAGATGTTCATTAAATACTGGGAGATGGTGAATATATGAAACATGGTATCTATGTTCTGGCAAAACATTTACGGAAGAAGGGTCTGCTCCCCTATAACTTGTAGTCTTTTATTTATGATAGGTTACATGAATCTGTTGACAAAGAACGCCTTTGGTAATTATAATAAATGCGGTGATTAACCTGCCCAGTGCAAACCCCAGAAGGGTGGGCAAGAGTCTGCACACTCACAAGGGTTAATCACCTATTCTTTGTAAAGGGGAGAGACCGATGGATTTTGCAAGTATTCTGGAAGCGTTTACTCAGGTAGGAGTTCCCATTGCCTGTCTGGTTGTAACCTTCAACCTCTGGAACAAGGAGCGAGAAGACCACAAGCAGGAAATGAAGGAAGTCACAAAAACTATTGAACAAAACACACTGGCAATCCAGAAACTGACCGACAAGTTAGACAAGGAGTGACCCTATGGTAACAGGCGCTGAATATTCATTACAGGCACAGTCCACAAAATATGACGGTCTTTCCTATGAAAAGGCAGACTGCCAGAAGTTCGCGGAACTGGTACTGATTGACTGCGGAGTAAAGAAACCGGACGGGAAACCCTATGACTGGAAAGGTAGCAACTCCATGTGGAGAAATGCTCTTTCATGGAAAGGCACTGTGCAGGAGTGTATTGAAAAATTCAACGGTATTCCTCTCGGTGCATGGGTGTTCATTGTAAAGCGTGACGGGGGAGAGGTTGAGCGTGGCTACCATGACAACGAAGGAAATGCAAAACACATAGGTATCTATGTGGGTAGTGGCAATCCATATGGTGATGTACGAGACAGTACAGAAACCAGAACCCGTGACGGAGTGGGATATAGGAAACTGGAAGGGTTTAACATGGTCGGTCTTCCTTCCATGTTGGACTTTACCCATGATGCCACTGAATTTCCTCTGGACTTCCCTATTATGGATAAAGTTTCCAAGGAAGAAGCGCTGATAGCACTGGAAACATTGACAAAATATATAAAAGGAGTATAAATTTATGCTGAACACCGAAACTGTTCTGAAACTCATTGACAAGGGTTTCACCCATGATGAAATCATGGCAATGGAAAATCCCCAGACTGAACCTAAAGAACCCGTTCCCAGTGAACCTAAAGAACCCGTTCCCAGTGAACCGAAGACAGAATCAGTTCCCAGTGAACCCAAAGAAGATGTTACCGGAAAAGATATTCTTAATGCCATTCTTGCGCTGGGCAAACAGGTGCAGTCCTCACAGGCAATGGGTCAGAGACTTCCGGAACTGAAAGACCTTACTGCGGATGACATTGTGGCACAACTTATCAGACCGACTGAGGGAGATCAGTGATGATTGAGATTATATCATGGTTGAGAAAGATTTCCGAGTCCCTTGACAAGATTGCCAAGGCACTGGACAGTGGTAAATCCACCAAGACTAAAAAGGAGAGTGAAGACAAATGAGTCAGCCTACGATTTTTCAGCAAGCGTCTGCCGTTCTGAACAGTATCTATCGGCAGGAAACAGGTCGCAACCTGCTGACTGCTACTGAACCGAACTTTATTTCCGTCGCAAACACCGTCCTGTCTCTGGGTAAAGACAAGGTGTATAATGCTCTGATGGGTGTTATCGGCAGGACTATTTTTTCCATTCGCCCCTATACTGCCAAGCTGAAAGGTTTGGAATTTTCTCTGGAAAAATGGGGTGAATATGACCGGAAGATTTCCATTGTGGATTCCGAGATGCACGACAATCAGGCGTATATGTTCCCCGTAACTTATGATGGAAGTCAGAACCCCGCCACTGGTAACGGTCTGTCTGTTGACCCGTGGATTATCAACAAGCGTGAATTTCTGGAAACCTTCTTTGTGGGGTCTTCCGTATTCCAAGACCATTACTCCATCATGGAGAAACAGTTGATTAACGCTTTCCAGAGTCCGGAACAGTTGATGCAGTTTATCAGTCTGCATACCACTGATGAAAGCAACAAGATTGAGCAGTACAAGGAAGGCATTTCCCATGCCATCCTTTGCAATCTGATTGCCACTCTGGTTGCGGAAAATAAACCGGAACGAGTTGTGAAACTCATTACCCTGTACAACAGCGAACTGGGTCTGACCGGAGACGATGCCTATACTGCCGAGACGATTGCCCGTCCGGACACCTACAAAGCCTTCCGTCAATGGGCATATGCGAAAATGGCGGCGATTTCCAAGAGGATGGAAGAACGCTCCGTCCTGTACCAGACTGAAATCACTGGTAAGCCTATTCTCCGTCACACTCCGTACGCAGATCAGAAACTGTATATGTTTGTAGATGATATGTTTGCTATGGATGCCACCGTAATGGCAAACACCTTCAATCCGCAGTTCATCAAGAACGCCGATGTGGAAGGCGTTACCTACTGGCAGTCCATCAAGTCTCCGTCTGCCATCAATCTGACACCCACTTACACGGGAACCAATGGTTCTCCCACTACTGCCCAGAGCGCAGTTACCAAAGACCATGTGTTCGCCGTCCTGTTTGACAGACAGGCGTGTGGTTGGAGAATGATTGACCATACCACTGACCTCACTCCGAAGAACCCCAACGGTCAGTACAGGAATGTATGGCATAATATGCTCATTAAGAGCGTACAGGACAACACCGAGAAGGCAGTTGTCTTCCTCATGGAGTAATACTCACAACATACAGACTGGGGATAGGTCTTGCGCTTATCCCCTTTCTTTTACGGAAGGTGGTTAATAAATGATTGTCAATTTATACAGTGGATTCTCAAAGAGAATCAATAGTACAAAACTGCCTACTGGAACACCTACCCAGAAAGATGGTACATTGAGAAACGAATGTTCTATTACTACTCCGGAAATCGAATTTAAGACGATGGGTAGTGTATGCCCTTGTGATTTTTGCTATGCTTATATTCCCAAATTCAAACGTTATTATTTCATTACTGACTGGGTGGCAAAAAGCGGTATCTGGACTTGTAGAATGACAGAAGATTATCTTGCTTCATGGAAAACAAATATCGGTAATACCAATGCTTATATTGAAAGATGTACTGCAGAGTCAGACCCATATATAGTTGATACATATTATCTCACAAATGTTGACACGGTAAATAGCACAGTGGTTATAAATAGTCAGTATTATAATGTGTCAACAAACCAAGGATGTTTCATTGTGGGAGTTATTGAACACACAGACAGTTCTTCAAGTCAAGTAGGTGGTGCGGTTACATATTACGTATTGACCCCCGCTGAATGCAGAGGAATGGTTGCTTATCTGACAGGAGACCAGTTTATTACTGATGCAGGATTTCCACCTGTCGCAAGTATTACTCAACAGATACAGCATGATACTGCTAAACTCATGGTTAATCCAATGGAATTTATAGTATCATGTATCTGGTTTCCATTCCCCACAAACTATTTTGCTTCTGCTTCTGCTCCTACTCAACAGATCAGAGTGGGTTATTGGTCGGTAGATACTTCATTTGCCACTGGAAAACTGGTAACGGAAGATCATATCAAAATCATAACTGGATGTACAATCCCAGATCATCCCCAAGTTACAAGAGGTAAATATCTAAACTTCGCTCCGTACACAAGACTATCTATTGAAATGCCACCTTTCGGACTGATTCCGATTGACCCGTCTTTCAGAAGCAATGGTGATATTCTCCGACTGGAAATCAATATTGATGCTCTCACTGGCAAAGCACGATTGATTGTAAATATGATTGATGATGCCACAGACCCCAACTATAACAAGTATGTTATCACTGAAAGTGAAGGAATGATAGGATGTCCCGTACAGTTGGCACAGGTGCGTAATGACCTTATAAATGCAGGAGTTGAAACATTCCTTACTGGCGCTTCTACTCTGTCTATGTCAAACTGGTTCTCTGGTGGAAAAGAAACAATTCAGCACGCAAAAAATGCTCTGGATTCTCTTTTGCCACAGGTTAAAACTGATGGAGAAAGCGGTTCAAGACTTTTCACAAAAATTCCGCCCGTATTGAATGTTCAGCAGATTCTATTATCTCCGGAAGATATAGAAGAAGTTGGAAGACCTCTGTTTGATAAACGAGTAATTAACACACTTACCAGTGGATATGTGAAATGTATAGAAGCAACTGTAGATTATCCTTGCTATGACAGTGAAAAGGAAATCATTCACACATATATGATGAATGGTTTCTACTGGGAGTGATTCTATGCCTATTGTTTCCGGTAAACTAACTGCGGAAAGTGCATATGCCTATAATGGCAAAGGTCTTACATACTCCGACTATGACTGTATTCATTTTGTAAACCTTGTCAGACAAACTTGCGGACTAAATGTTCTATCACAAAGCACCAACCGAGTATGGAGAAGTTCAAGTGCCTTGTCATGGAAGGGGACTATTCAAGAAGCATATCAAAGATTTGACGGTGTTCTTCCACAAGGTTTATATCTATTTCATGTAGTCCCAGACGACGACCCTAGTGCAGACCCCGAACATTATGGATATGGTGACGGTATTGGTGATGTAAACCACATAGGCATATATACAAACATCGGACTTGGAGTCATGCAATCTGGCGGATATGGTGGAACAGGAGTACATGATTCAAGACTGCGCTCATATTTCAATCTTGCAGGTTGTGCCAGTGGCATTGACTATTTAGGAGCAGTCGAACCGGACTTTCCAGACCCCGTGTTATTCCGTCAATTCTATGTAAGTCCGGATATTAAAGTTCTGGATGATGAAATGACAAAACAAAATGCTAATTGTGTAAAATCCAAAATGGTAAATGACCTTGGTTGGACACTTCAATCCGTGTGCGGTATTTTAGGTAATATGCAATATGAGTCCGGTATAAATCCTGCATATATCCAAAGTACTTATAGAAACTTCCTTCCCAGTGAAGACCAAATAACCGCAGTACCAAATTATGTTATGATGTATTTCATGCAGTCTACATACCAAACCCCACTAAATGAATATGGTCTTGGTTTATGTCAGTGGTCTACTACCACAACTACAAACCATCTGGAACAGTCTTATATTGTAGCGAGAGCAATAAAAGACCCGTACTCTGGAAGTAATTCTACAAGGCAATTGTGGTATGACGGATGGTTTCAGTGTAAAAGGATTAACGCTGAACGGTCGCAGGACAGCCAAATCAGACGATTTGACCCTAACATAGTAAATGGAGTGCGCTATACTTTTGATAATTATGTCATTGCTACCACAAGCGCTGGAGATTGTGCTGAAGCATGGGCAGTTGGTTATCAGAAGACCAGTATTGATATTTCTCTCCGGAGACAATATGCGGAAGACTGGTACACATACTTCACTACTGTGAACCCCGAATATATTCCAGAACCCCCACCAGAACCCTATACAAGACCGGAACTCCCGTGGTATATTATAGGTGCTAAACGCAGAAAGGAGTTGTTTCGTAAATGCCAAGGAATGTAAACTTACCAAATGCAGGAAACGGACTGGGATATACTACCAGTTACAACGGTATTCCTGCACTATATGACTACCAGAATATGTATAATTCTGGTTTCTCCCCTTCCAATATTCATGTAAGAAACACGGGGATTCAGCAATATTTTGCTCGTTACCTTCTGCAGAGAGTTATGAGCGTATTCAAGTGGACACTTCCGGAAGAGTGGAACAAAGATTACTTTCTGTATGTCCTGTACTGCATGGGATTCATTGGTATTGTAGAGACTGACAAATTTGGTGTAGTCTGTCAGCATGGCTATCCATATGGCAGAGACCTTTATTATCAACCAACCAATTTTGTTATCAGCAATCCGTTAATCCGTCATGCCATTGAACCCCTTATAGGCATTGACTGCACAGTGATAAAACTCATGCCAGACTGGGGAAATCCTATGGACTTGGTGAACTTCTATGCTGATATGATGGCCCTTGCTTGTGAAGCAATGGGAGTAAACTTCATCAATGCCAACCTCGCTTACATCTTTCCCGCCGAGTCACAGGGAGAAGCAGAGACATACAAAAAGATGGTGGATGATGTTTGTGGTGGCAATGTTGCAGTTGCGGTCGGTAAGAAAATGTTCAATGAGGACGGTACTGTAAAATGGCAACCTTTCCAACAGAACCTGTCCGAGAACTTCATTGTACCGGAACTTCTGGACTCTCTCCGCAACCTGCGTGATATGTTCGATACGGAAGTTGGTATTCCGAACACGAACACAAGGAAGAAAGAGAGACTGACAGACGATGAAGTAAATGCAAATAACACCGAGACCAGAACGATGTGTGAACTCTGGTTGGAACATCTGAAAGACGGAGTGAAGAAAGCAAAGAAAATGTTCCGTCTCCCGTCTTTCTCCGTTGACTGGCGAGACCCGCAGGAAGGGGGTGCAACTAATGAGCAGACAGGCAAAAATAAGCGTGATGGGTCTGTATCAATGGAATAATGACCTGTTTGACTTACTGGTAGTTCCGGAAGGTGTAGACAAGGAAACATTCACTGATAATCTCATGGCAGAGACCTGTGAACTGGAAGTACTATATCCCAACTACGAAGTAATGAAAAATCTCATAGGTGTGTGGTCTCATAAAATGCTACCAGTGTGGCAACACCTGTATGATACCACAATGTACGAATATGACCCCATTCAGAACTACAACAGGACTGAAACAGAGACTATCAACGGAGAAGGTAACAGGGTTCACAGTGGTACAGACAGTACAACCACTGGTGGCACTGACACTACAACTCATGGTGGCCAGAACTCTCATAACCAGACAACTACTAATACCGGAGACAATCGTCACTCTATCGCAGGTTTTGACTCCGTTCCTACTGCCAACAGTGACGGTCTCGTTCTCAATGATACAGACGATGCTCATAGCACTGAAATCATCAATGGTTCTGACACTTTCGGCAAGACTGAAACCTTGCAACATGGCAGAACTGAACAAATGGTGCATGGTGAACAGATTGCAGACACAACGGAGACCACAAGAGAGACCCATACTTCCGGTAACATAGGTGTGACAACTACTCAGAAAATGATTCGTGAGGAAAGAGAGATTGCAGAATTTAACATTTATGATAGAATGATACGGGACTTCATTAACAGATTCTGCATTGAGGTTTATTAAGGAAGGAGTGATACTATGTTTCCCTATTTTCCCCCGATACCCCCGTTCGGTACTGGCAATATGTGGCCTTATACTGACATCCACAATCTCAATCTTGACTGGGTAATAAAAGTTGTAGCAGACTTCCTCACACATTATCAGAATATACAGACGGAACTGCACAATGTAACAGATGAAGAACTGGCAAGACTTCAACAGTGGTACAATCAGCATAGCAATGATATTAACACACAACTCAATACGGCACTTGCTGAACTTGGACAGGAAACACTCCGGAAAATTACTGAATTTGAACTTACTTGCAGTGAAAAAGCACAGGAACTCTTTAGCGGTTTGCCGTTAATGTATATTCCCCTCTATAACCTCACTATACTGGATGGATATTATCAGCCAGATAACAATTTCAACTTTGTATCAGATGATGCTTTTCAGTGCATCAAACATCCGGTATTAGAAGGGGAGCATTATAAAATAACTACCCGTGTTCGACCTGTAACACAGTTTCCTATTGCTTACTTTCTGGACTCCGATAATAATGTAATTAGCACAGAGGGTACTGTGACACAGATTACTACCTTCCGTTCCTATCCTGTAACAATCCCTGCAAACTGCGCTTATATGGTAGTAATGAATGATAAAGGAAACGGAACTGCCACAAGTAATGTTGACTTGACTATCGAAAAGGAAATTCCCTATCTTCCCTATAATGCCCCGTTAGCAGGAAAGAAAATTATGATTTTCGGAGACTCTTATAGTACTGTAAAGAACAGGTGGAGAGAGGAATTTTACAAACGCACAAAGGCTATTGAACTGTGCTGTATTTCCAGAGGGGGTGCCCATCTGTGCGACTATGCCGATACTGTTCTGGATGGAAACTACTATACTGAAATTACAGGAAGTGAAAGCAATAACACAATAAACAACATGATTACATATGTCGCAAATGAACCCCCGAACGCAAGCCCCGATATTATCATTATTGAAGCATATATCAATGATAACCCCACCAGAGAACAACTTACCACATATACCAATGAAATCAATGAAGGATGGAACTCTGAATGGATAGATTATGAAACAGTCAATAGAACCATTACAGAGGGTGCTATGCGGTGGCAGGTGAGCAAACTCCGTAGACTCTATCCTAATTCTCAAATCGTTTTTGTGAGTCCCGTCGAAACCGCATATTATGACGTTGAGTATATGAAACTCAAAGACGATAAAATGACTGGAATGACACAAAGACTTGCCTGCGACATTGTGCATGGTATCAGATGTGGTATTACTGCTGAATTTGAAACCCGTGGAGAAAATGGACGCTTCCTGTCTGATGGACTACACCCTAATGTATCGGGTGGTATCATTCTGGGAAGATATATCGGTCAGATGGTTTCTAACCTCTATGCAGACCGTCTAACACGCTAATACCAGATTGTACAAATGGGGGATGGGATAGCCTGTCCCCTTTCTCTATATTAC